CACTCCCGCCTCCAGATTGTCCAGCTTCTCCGGCGTCCAGCGGGTAGGTATAGCCTCAGGTGTCTGCTTGTGCCACCAGAAGTTGTCGTTGCTCTTGAGAGGGGTAGAGTCCGGCACGGCCGAGCCAGCGACAGCAGTCTCACCGCTGATTCGCAGGGTGGGAAGGATATCCGCCGTGATGGAGCCTTGGTCTGCGTGCCGTAGGACGTAGGCCACACCCTCGATGAGCCGCGCCTTGCCAGGGTTGGTGATGTTCCCGACCCCTCGGTTAGCTGAGCAGTCGACCATCTCAGCGCTGCCCTGCATCGTTGACATCTGGCGATCCGTGCCGCCGGTGTCGGGGCTCTGGTTGAAGGTCGAGTCAGTGGCAGGGATGTTGTTCCACTGAGCATAGTCGCCATCGTCTGACCCGCCGGCAACGGAGTCCTCCCAATCGTTATCGGGAGCCCCCACGTTCCCGTTTGCCAGGGAGCACAGCACTCCCAGCCGTGCCACGGGCGCATCGAGGGCCACTGCATCGTCCATGATACCCGCCCAAGCAGGCGGACTCTTGCCGCCCGAGATGATGTTCGCCTCTACGTCAAAGCGGTCTATCGTGCTGATGTCGCTGGCGGAGGTGTAGACCAGCCTGGCGTGGTCCTTGGGCGTCCGCTCCAGGTAGCTATTGTCGTCGGTGCCGGTCACTCCGGTTGAATCCATATGGAAGATGTCGATGACGTGGTACTCAGGCGCCGTGGCCTTGAACTGCCAGATGATGTACCAGATGTCGTTCAGCAAAGTCCCACGGGGGACGGTCACGGAAGCAAGGGAGTTGTTGCTGGCGTCGTAGAGATGCCAGGTATGTTTTAAGGTGGCCCGGATGAACCCCAAGCGGCGCTGAAAAATCCCTGCCTTGACCAGCTTGCCGCACATATGCTTGTCCGCGCTGCTGCCCGCTGTGTCGAAGTCAACCATAAACTGGATGACGCTCCAGTCCTGGTTGAAGCCAGGGTCTTTGGAGATACAGGTGGCGCCAGAGAGTTTCTTCCGGCGTGCTCCCGACCCTATCAGGGCCTCAGTGGTCTGGTAGGTGCCCCCTGTGTCGGTCGCCCATTCGTGCCCAACAGCCCCCGCCTCGAAGCCGGTGAACCAGTAGATGTTGGCCGGGGAGACGTAGGACACCTAGATAACTCCCTCGGCCTTCAGCCGGAGCAGCACGGCGTCGTAGTGCTCTATCAGGTTGGGCCACGGCCCCAAGATGCGGCGCATCATCTCGTCGAAGCCGGCAAACCCGAACTCGGTAATCATCTTCTTGCTTACGTCATACCAAGAGTGGAAGTACCTCTTGCCGTCCTCAATCCCCTCAACCCAGGAGAGCGTCTTCAGCATCGCGTTCCGGACTCTCGTCTTGATGTTGTTCGGCAGTCGCTGGTAGCCCTGCCGGAACGCCTCCTCAACCATCCCATACAGATCGGGCGGAACCTCGGATGGGAGCGTGCAGCCTGCAAAGCTGGTGTTGTGGGCCTGCACCAACGTCAGCTTGCCGGTGAACACGGCCCCGTCGCAGCTCGTGTCCACCAGGTCAACGTAAGTGAGGTTCCCGATAGTGGCCCCCGAGAAGTTGCAGCCGCTCGCGTAAACGTTCGCCCTGTTGCCCAGATTGCCGCTGGAGGTGAGCCCGTTCAGGTAGGCCCGCGCGGGCAAAGTGGGCGGACGTTCGATGAACTCACCCCGGAAGAACGGGCCTAGCTCCACGATGAGCAGCGGCCCCACCTCCTCCGGTAGTTGGGAGGCGATGGTCAGCCGCGCCTCCTCTCTGTCCCAGGGTCGCAGGAGACTGGTCGCGATGACCTGAGTGTCAATTCGCACCTCACCAAGTTGGGCCTCTCTCAGGACGATGACATTACCTTCTATCTCCAGACTCGTAATAGCGGCCATCAGTCCCAGGTTCCTTTCGCTACGACCACCCAACCCATCGCTGCAGAGTTGTTGATCGTCGTGATGTCCAGCGTCAGATACTCGCTCTGCACCCATGCCCTGTTCGAGCCCAGAGCGGCGGCGGCGTATTGCGCGTCGGCGGCTATCGTGAACGATTCTCGCCAGACCAGCGTCTTGATCTCGTAGACTGTCGCTACAGTCGTCACCGTGCCCATCTTGACACGCACCCAGAAGAGACTAGCGGTCGAGCCGCCTGCATCCTTGGTGAGCGCGACTGCCGCCCAGTCTCCGGGTGGCGTCCAGGTCACCTGCCCATCCACGGAGAAGTTTGATGTCCCGTCCGTGACGGTCAGGCTAGCCCAGGCTGCCCCGTTCCAGTATTCCCAGGTGGGAGTGGCGTAGCTGCCAAGGGTGCTAAGGTCGAACTGGAGGCCGACAAACGCAGAGACGTAGCCGAAGCAGAAGTAGTCCGTGGAGTCCTCCAGCAGGTTGAACGCCGTCCCGATCTGAAGCCCCGCCTCAGTCGTATTGTCGGTGTTTACCTGCCCATCGCCGTCAGAGTCGAGCCAGGCTCCGTCCAGCTCGGCCATGTTGGTGATTCGCAGGGTCATGCTGCCGTTGTCGGTCAGCCTACCCCTGGCCTCGTAGTTCGTGAGGGTGATAGCCCCGCCAGGGTTGGGGACATGCAACGAGAGATCGTTGGCAGCGACAGAGGGCATGTAACCAGGCACGACCAGAGTGGCGGCGACAGCACTGGAACCGCCGCCACCGCCCGCAGCCTCCCAAGCTGCGCCCCCCAAGCCGTCAGAAGTGAGAACCTGTCCGTCTGTGCTCGCGCCTGAGCCTAGGCTTGCAGCATCCAATTCATCGGCAGCGTTCTCGGCGTGGGATGCAGCGTGGGCCTCGGCGTGTAGTTCAGAATCCAACGCCACCTCGCCAGAGGCGTCAGGGAAACTGATAGCCCTATCGGCGGTCTGGGCCGCGTGAGGGGTGAGCCTCAATGTGCCGGCGCCGCCGACGACGTAATCCAGCGCCAGGCCCGCGCCGATGCCCGGATAAACCAGAAGTTCCGTCACGTCCGCACGAAGCTTGCCCGCACCGTTGTGCTGTATTCCCGCATCCGGGGCAATGGCCCCAGACCCGAACTTCATAACCCCAGCTGTGGCTCCGGCCTGCATCGTAAAGGATGGCTGCGCCAACCCGGCCCTCTGCACCTGGAACTTGGCGGAACCGGACGCTTCATGGACGACCTTGAATATGTCTACGTCATCTACCAGCAGGTCGCCTTTGGTTGCGTGGCTGGTAGGGATGAGGATTAGGTCATCGCCTGGCCCCGTGCCGCCAGTAATAGTGGACCCCCCGGCAGGACCAGTGATGCTTAGAACACCCGTGATGTTCCCGGAAGCGTCACACACGACGACCGAGTTCTTGATGAGCCTGCCCGTAACACCATCGTAAAGCGCGACGGCCATATCGGTGGCGCTCGCGGGGCCAACTACATCACCAGAGCCGCCGCCCGCGCCATGGACTGTCTCCGCGCCTGCATCGTCCTTGGAGGCGATCGAGCCGTCCGTCTTCGCATAAAGTCGCACATGGCCTGCCGGTGGAGTCCCAGGAGCGGCGCCCTCGTCGAAGTCCTGATACAGAACATTCTCGATCGCGTTGCCGTCGGCATCGATGTCGACGAACGGGGATAGACGCAGGTCGCCTGCAACCGTGGACAGGATCGTTTCCCGCTGATAAGCGACAGTGAGGATATCACTGGCCACAGACCAGATAATCTGGTCTGCGAGGCTGAAGCCACCGGTAGCAACCATCCTGAGCTTCATCTGGGTTCCCCAGACCGCGCCCCAGTTCTCCGATGCCTCAAAGACCAGCTGCCCGCCTGTCGCGAAGGCCCCAGTCCTGTAGCCTACGGCCTCCACAACAAGGATATCGTCGCCGGACAGAAGGACTGTGGGAGTGGCCTCGCTTCCCCTCGCGTGGCGCCCCACGAATTGCGCCCCACTAACCGAGTCCTGGTAGCGTGTGACGTAACTCCCCGCCGCACCGCCATCTCGTATGACACTAAAAATTCCCGTTGCCGGCCGGGTTATCTGGTCACCCGCCGCCGTGTCGAGCGAGGCAACTCGGAGTGTGTTCGCCAGAACGTCGATGTTACCGGCCGGATCAAGCGTTAAGTCGCCTGCAACTGTCGAGAGGATCGTCGCGCGCTCATGGGCGACGGTAATCACGCCGCCGGCGACAGACCAGATGATTTGGGTGCCGTTGCTGAAGGTTCCAATGGGCACCAGGAGAAGCCGCATCTGGGTTCCCCAAGCAGCCCCTGCCCAGTTCTCGGCCGCCTCGAAGACCAGCTGGCCACCTGTTACGAAGGCACCTCCATGATGACCAGACGCCTCGATAACGACAAGGTCGTCGCCAGACAGGACAGCAGTCGGAAGGGCCTCAGTCCCGCGGGCGTGAAGGCCCTCAAACCAGGCTCCAGCGGTTCCGTCCTGATAGCGAGTGACGCGCATGCTCGCCGCACCGCCATCGTGTATGAGATCGATCACGCCGGTTGCTGGCCTGACTAGCAGATCACCTGCTGCCGTGTCGATGTTCTTGAGACGGAGCGTGTCGTCTGCCGCAAGAGCCAGCACGTTGGCCGCAGCCCGCTGAAGCACGACATCGGCGGCTCCGCTACCACTCCCCCATTCCAGCTTGCCGTCTCTGTAGATCGACAGGCGAGGAGCGGCATCGCCGCTCTGCTGGAACCAGAGGAGGCCGTAGTCCGTAACACCCTCAAGGGTGACCGGTAAGCCGCTGTCGACGGTGATGACGCGACCAGCTCCTACGCCACCAAAGTCGTAGGCGTCATTAAGAGTGCCGCCAGCGCCACCAACGGATCCACCAATCATCACCCACTTCGATAGCACACCATCATAGAAGCCTAGTGCGAAATCGTCTTGGCCCGACAGCACAAAGTCTGAGCCACCCGAGACTAGAATGTTCCCGACATTGTGCTTGATCGTGATCGTGTCGGCAGCATCTTCGCAACGCAGCAGGATGATAGAACGAGCCGAAGGTGCGGCTATGGGCGTAATTGTCGCGAGATCGTCTGCGGTTCCAGTCTGGGGCTGCAGAACATGGTAGACCGTCGTCTGTGTGAATGCGTCAGAGGCAAGTGTCTTGGAGACGGGAGTGCCGACATCGATATCGATGAAATCGTAAATCTTGAAGGCGTTGGCTCCCGCAGAAGGAGTGAAGGATCCAGTGATGTCGATAGGCATGTTACGTTACCGTGATATTCGTCCCCGATGGGAAGATGCCAGTGTTCGTGGAGCGCCAGCGCCGATAGGTCTCTTGGTATCCCCACTGGTTAGTATGCACAATATCAGACTGGTAGGCTCCATCAATACCAAAACCAGTCGCGTCATCCTTGATAGTCGCCAAGTCTGGGACGCGATCTGGATGGCAGAACCAGAGGTATTCCCCAGCCTCAATCTTGATGGCTGTGTATGTCCTTGCCACGCTCGATGAGACAACAGACTCCCCATCCACCGTATCGTCAAGAGTCAGTATCTGCGCATCGGTGATGTCCGCTCCTGTGTGCGGTCCCATGTAGATGCGATTGTTAGGCTGTGACGTCTGGGTAACTACTGTTACAGCGCCTAGATTTTGATTGGCAGAACGCCACTCGTGGAATGTCTCACCCCCTGCAGGACCATTAAAATCGTTGGTGAATCCTGCAAGAGTAGATAGATCATTGAAAGCTACTATCTCAGAGGCGATGGCAAAGTATAGGGTACCGGTCACTGCCTCACGGTAGGCAAACCAGCAGTACTCGCCGGCACCTATCGTTACTGCAAAGCTGCCGGATCTGCTATTAGTAAGATCCGAAACCCCACCCGCCCCATCCAAGGCTCGAACCTGCGCCACGGATAGCAGCGTTGCCTGTGCATTGGGCCCCATGTAACGACGCTGATTGTAGGTGATAGTAACTGTTCGTTGCAATCCTCCCTGCCCCGCCACCGTTGCAGTTGCTGTGAAGATCCTAGTGCTGCCAACTGTCGTACCACGATAGAAGTTCGGAGAATCGGCATACGCAAGAAATGGGGTGACAAGAGAGATAGGGTAGTCTGCTCCGCTTACCTCTCCCCCACTGATGTCAATAGAGCAAGCTGATGGTGTTCCCACATAAGTTAATGCATGGTCATGTAGTGTGGGAGCGGTCTCGAGCTCGCTCGCTCCGCCCACCTCATGTGTAGCCGACGAGAAACCGTCGACTGTATAACCAGAAATCGAAGGTGTGAAAGTCTGCGGATTGAGAAGGTACTGCTCGATCCAGAACCCTATCGTCGCATCGTAAATCAGCTTCATCGTCCCACCTGGCTGGATAGTCAGAGTGTTTGCTGTCAGACGAAGTAGGGATCCGCCGAGAGCATTGACATCCTGCAGGGTGATATTGAATGAGCCTACATTTTTAAGGAATGCTGCTTGGCCGTCGCGCCCCGCAGCAATAGTTGGTTGGGAAGTGAGAGTATAGGCTGCATTGGCCGAGAGGAGACGATAGGGCGAACCATCCGTAACTGTAATGGTATCCGAAGCTGCCGTGATATTCTGGACAGACTGCTTCGTATACAGTTCGGTGATGCCGCCGGCGCCGCCAGGAAGATTCCCGACTTGCACCCGCTTCTTGACGTTCCCCGCCGCTGAGTCCTCGACGACAACCAAGTCCGCAGCGACAGGCGTCACCTTCTCGGCAATAGCCGCAATCTCCCCCGCTACGTCAACATGGATAGCATCAAGATCATTACCAGGATCGCCAGGGTGGCTGTGTAGGGTAGTTGCACCTCCACTTACCAGCTCGTCCAACTGACCCCCACCAGCACCTGTGTCTGTGTGTGAAGCAAGAGTGTGGCCTACTAGGGGTACACCGCCACCAGGCAAAAATGCAGGACGATAGGCCACAATGCGAAGGATGTCCTCAGTGCCCTTTTGAGCAGTAAATGTCACCCGTCCGGTAAGGTAATCAAACGTGTATCCAGTTGCTGGTAATCCGGACTCTGTGATTACTGCAACATAACCGCTTCCGTGGCCGGGATGGAGATAGTTGTCAAGAACAATGTCATTCCTAACAACAACCCAGACAAATCCACCAGGGTTATCCGGGTCGATCACGAGAAGCTGATCCACCTTCTCGATGATCGTGGTGGACTCCGTCGGAGGAGCTGCCGATATTGGTACCAGCCAGACGGCCACTATCTATCCCCTAGCGCCCCAGAACCCGACCCAATCAACGAGCCACGATCTGTTAGCCGAACCCTGATTCGTCAGACGCAGCGTGAATCCCAAGTTACTCGTAGGTAGGGTGACCGAGTGGGTTGCCTTGAGAACATCATCGATGTAGAACTTGACTTCTGTTGTCGACATGATCTCTATCGACAAGAGGTTCACCCCAGTGAAGACAATCCCTGTATCAGTATTGACGAGATCGGCACCACCGGATCGTGTTATAGCGTGCCAGTTGCCGTCTGTTTGGCCATCAGCAAAGAAGAAGATACCGGAGGTAGGCTTAACCGCCCCTCCCGGATACGTGTCCACCAGCCCGGTGTAGGCCCACGTAGAGCTTGTGGCATTGATTTGTATGCTCCTTGCCCGGATAAGAGCCGGGACATTAGCGGCCCCAATGGCATAGAAGTTGCTGGTTCTGACGAAAATAGAGCCACCAGAACCGGCACTAGTGACGAGAGATGCCTGCGACCTACTCGTATCTCCAATGTCAAACGTGCCACCAAGACTTGTGATCCAGCGCCAACCGGATTGCCCCCCACTGCCAGCATCGGAACCTCCTTGCAATAGAGGAGAAGGACCAAGGAAGTCATCGAAGAAGTGCTCACATGCCTCCGGGTTGTGCCCTATAAGGCGCCACTTACTACCGTCCCAGAGAAACTCGGCACCTAGGTCAGTCGTGTACCACCGCAGACCTGCCAGGGCAGGAGAAGAGGCTAGCATGGACGCATATGTGCCTTGAGCAAACAGCTCAGTGAACTGCTTACCCTCGAACTTATCCGCATCCAAGCCACTGGCAGCACCCTGCGGAGAGATACTAGCCGGAGGGATCAGCCTGCCATCCTCGGCCGCGCCGCCGTGTCTGTGACCTGTAGAGACATTCAGGACGTCGGCACGGAGGTTGTTGTATTGGCTGTCTAGGATATTGTCGCCAGCGCTGACTGGACTGCTGATTGGTGGCATCTGATCTCTCCCTAGTCCTCTCCATATACGTAGAATCTACCCAAGGCGTAGAGTGCTGCGATCTCAGCATCAGACAGGACTCTGCTGAATGCCAAGGCAGGTCCTAGCTTGGCATTTGTAGTTACGAGACCGCTCCCCCCTCCCCATGTGGGTTGAGCAGTTATGGCACTGATGAGAGTGGCGATCGCAACCTTGGACATCGCAGCACCATTAAGACTGAGACCAAGGCCATTGACATCCCAGCCAACAACCAAGAAGGCGTAGTCATTGTTCGTCGGTGTGTCACCAGCTGTCCTAGTCACTGTCACACCACTACGCGTATACACCGCAGTCCATAGATTGCTAGCACTATCCCAATACAAGCTGATAGTGTTACTGCCGTCTTGGCGCCAGTCGAAGACCAGCGCTCCATTGGATGGTTCCACTGCCCCAAATCGAGCCCAGACAGCGATACACCCGGCCTGCGAGTCCAACGCCAACAGACCACCAGTCATGTAGCCAGAAGCTGCTGGGAGCCACATTGAGGTGTAGGTCCACGGATGGCTTGTTACCGCAGGGAATGTGCCAGCGCCGGTCTCGGCTAGTTGAGCTGTCACGTCGGCGCTTACTGCCTGATCGTCATCCCCCTCCCACAAGAACGTATTGATCTTGGATTCGTAGTCTGGACGTATGGTCCACGTGATGTTGAGCACACTACCTATCTGCTTCGTAAAGGCAGGTGTCAGCTCTGCCCGGGCGAGACCTGTCCCTGCCGGTTTGAAGGTTCGCAGGTTATCGATGCGAACAGTGACGGGGTGAGTCTTCGTGACAGATAGCTCGAAGCGAACGATGGCGGTCTTGTCCGGGCTACCGGTGATTGTGGCCGCTGTCAGATCTAGATCGAAGTAGTTCCAACCATTCACCAAGCCGGAAGCTGCCACCGTCCATGCCCACTGGTGCTGTCCGGTCGTGATGCTGGACGATAGCTGTATGGCAATATTCCCAGAGAGCTTGGTCTTGTCATCGACATAGAACCAGACCTGCAGAGCCGTGTCAGCCAAGGAGATATCGGCAGAGAGCGTGGTCTTCTTGAAAGTCAGATCAGCTGGTCCAGCTCCTGAGCTAGCAGACTCCAAGCTGCCCGTCCCCTGCATCCTGTCCGAAGTCTCCACAGATAAGGTTTGACCGGCGCCGGTGCTCCAACCAGTTATTGCATCGAGAGCGTCAAGGATTACAACAACTGCATCGGCACTGAAGAGCATGACCTCTTCAATATCCCCTGCGATCTCAGCCGCACCAAACACTGCTCGGTACCGAGTCCCATCGGACAGTACCTGTGGGGACGTAGCCAGATCCTTCCGGAAGAACTCGTCCACCATCTCAGTCACTGTCTTCTGGTTCACGCTGGCAGCCTCTTGGCCGGCACCGATAGCCAAGAAGCCAGGCAGTACGGAACTCTGCCCTGCCAGCCACTTGGATATCTCGTTGCGGAAGGCGTATGTCACCACGTTGTCTAGCACTCTGGTCGTACGTAGAATCAGTCCCCCCGCAGTAACCTCCTCCAGCTCCAGTTCTATGGTGCCGCGGGGACGAGAGAGAGCTATCTGATCCGTTATTGCCATTTGGCACCTTCTCCCCAGAGAACGTTGTTGGAGACTCTTGACCATGTAGTTACAGCACCCCACTTCGGCGTCAAGGAGGGCTGGGTGTCATCCATCACAACCCTGTCAGCTGTAGGCGGCTGCTCTGGCAAGTCCCTAATACGCACAGTCGTGGAGTGAGGAGAGCGTTTGAAGGTCCGGTTATGACGATCAAACAGCTCTCTCAGAATTCTTGTCAGTTCGGAAGTACCACGAAGAGACATAGTTCACCTATCCCATAATTGCCCTGTTGGCAAACTCAACGATAGTCTCGAAGACAACACCGTCTGGCTGATCCTCGGCTGGGAGAACCTGCTTGGTTACTTGCTGTACCCAGACTGGTATGTCCACCTTCACTGCTGTCTTCCAGAATGTCTCTGCATCGAAGAGATCACGCTTGGATGACTTCAGGTCAAAGGTCTGTCCAGCTTTCCAACCCTTCAGTTGCTGCGTGCGAAATGTGCCTGTAACCTCAGGCCAAGCTGTCTGTGTCAGTAGTATCAGCCCATAGGCCTCAGCTGACTCTTGGCTACCGAGCCTGGCACCATCCAAGGATTCCATGTGTTCGTATATGCCGGCGGTGCCTTGACCCCATGTCAGGCCCTCCCTGTCCGCCATCATCTTCTGGCTGTCGATGTCCTCAACCATGAAGACGATGTCCTCGCGCATAGGCTTGGTGGTCACCTCGATGATCTCGTTGGGTTCGAGCACGACCTTGTCCTCTGAGTCGAGAGGAAATCTGATACCAACGTTGAGCAAACAAACGTAAACTGTGTCTGGATCCCCACGCAGAGTGCCCTCAGCCGCGTCCAGAGGGTCAAGAGCGGGGTTCCACATCTTGGTGCTACCATCAGGCTTCTTGGAGACAACACTGGTGGTCCCTACGCCCTCAGGCTCTTGGAAGAGGGAGAAGAACGAGGCGACACCGTCACTGATAAAGGTGTCCTGCCTGCTGTCCGCGTCCGGTACAACCCCATCCTTGAGGAAGATCCTGTTCTTGACTTGGCTGGCATCTTCCTGCCACGCCATGTCTCCTAGCTGCAGGTCGGTGTCCACATCGTACTGATTACCAGTCAGGGGAGAGATGAAGTCTGGAGGAGGGATGAAATGCAGGACTTTGTCCACATCGATGTACCAGACGTAGCCGCTGAGAGTGGCCAGCTGGTCTAGGATGGATGACACGGTCGAGTAGTCATACTGCTGCTCCGGGATCAGCACCCCGTCTTGTATCTGTGTTAGATCCACGGCGAACTCTGGTGCGAAGTCGCCAAGCACCTCTTTGACGATGTCGCCGGCCAAGCTGGGGCCAATCTCTTGGATTACGACAAGCTGTCTGTCGAGCCGTCTGCTCCAATCGTTGCAGGTTATCTGGTAAAGATAAGCATCAGGGTTGATGAGACGAACCTCTTGGGCTGTTGTCACCTCTCCTGCGAACTCAATGGAGCCGTCGACGTCAATGGAGACCTCGTTGCCAGACACCGGCCGATTGGCTATATCTGCAGAGAGGATGATCATATCGAACTGAGCCGTATCCATACGGGCAGGGATGGAGTCTCGGATCTCAATAGTCTCCATCCGCACCCTCAAGGTTTGATCCACCCCATCGATGGTAATCGTGACAGGCAATTAAGGAAACTCCTTGAGGCCTGTAGAGGCCACCAGAGGGCCGTAGGACAACAGAGGGCCACTCCACCTATCGGCTGTGATAAAGACGCCCGTATCGTCGCACTCAGCTCGTCTGGGTAGCATCAACTAGCTCCTCACGAACCCTCTTCTGTACGTGCCGCGGAAGACTCGCATCTGGTGCTCGGTGACGATCTCAGCCAGCTGCTTCATCCCACCCTGGCCTACAACGTTGCCAATCTGGTAGGTGTTGACGAAGGTGACCGGAGCTTGGGCTCCAGTGTTGCCGGCAAGAGTACCCATCAGGCCCCTTGTCTGCTGATTGCTGAGCACGCGGCTGCCTGTAGGAACAGCGACAATCTCCTCGCCCTGCTCACCCACCTTGATGAGACCGCCAGCTAGACCACCCAGTGCCTTGCTCTTCAGCCCCTCAAGCGACTTGATAGCAGTATCCAAGTTGGGGATTCCGATAGCACCCAAGATAAACTTGGTGAAGAAGCCACCCGGTATCTTGTTGAGAACCTTCAGCAGCCCAATGACTGCATCTAGCAGGGTGTTCTTAATAGACTTAACGGCACTACCAAACCCGCTGGCGATAGCACCCCCTAGACTGGATCCAACACCACTGAGTGTAGTCACCACACTACTTACCTTACGCGCCGTGCCTATGACAGCTACCTTGGCCGCATTCAGAGCCGCGACAATCACTGCTCCCAAGTCTCCGAGACCTGACTTGAATCCGCCCAGCACCTTGCCTCCAAGCGTTACCGCTGTGTTGTAGACATCGGTGAACTTGTCCTTCATCCCTTGGATCAGCCCGGCAACCTTGCCCGTAGCCCATGTCAGGAGATTGCCTACACCGGAGGCGAGACCAGACACGATCTTTCCTCCTAGTGTTACTGCTGCCGTGAAGACTGCGGCCACGGCGCCGGTAATCGCAGAGATGATCTTACCCATGGCAGTAGTTAGCAGAGCCAATAGCTTCTGCGGCAGCTTGGCGAAGTAACCGACGATATCATCGATCAGGTCTGGAATGATGGAGGCACCCACCAGCTCCCTTGCCAGCATCTTGAAGAAGTCGATTACAGCGTCAACCAGCTCAGACACGTAACCAACAACCTTGCCTGGGAAGTCCTTGAAGTAGCCAAGAGCCGCATCGAGAGTGTTCGTAACTATTGCGACAAGGCTTCGGCGGAAGATATCCCAGACTGCCTCGATGTTATTGAGCCCTATCTCAAAGACGCCGGTTATGACATCCATGAACCCCGAGACCGTACGCTCTACCATGCGTAGGGGAGTAGTCACGAGACGGACGAAGTCTCTCCAAGCCCTTCCCCACTCACCACTGAGCAGGTGTCCGACCAGCGAGACCATGGCTGCCAGGCCCTCCCCAAGGGCTATGATCGGAGCCATAGCGACCTTGAAGAGTCCCCTAAGAACTTTCAGGGCCGGGGCCAGTGAGCTGGAGAGGAAGTCTACCAGCTCTTCGAATGCGATCACTACAACATCGTTGACTGTCTTCGCTAGTAGTCTAAAGAGTACTATGTGGAAATCGAGTACGGGCTGAATCTCTGCCTTGAAGATCCTAGCTAGCCCGCCCAATGCAGCAATCAGGATTGGCAGCACCGGCCCCTTGCTGAAGTCGCTGATTCCCTTGAACAAGACACCGAACGAGGACAAGAGTTCAGATGTAGCCCCGCCCAAATCACGCAGTGGTCCGAGGAAGCCAGAAAGTACACCCAACGAAGGACCCAGATCGGGCAGAGTCAGAGATGGCAGTGCCAGAGAGGGCAAGCTGATACCGCTTAGAGCCTCACGCAGCTGAGCCGGAAGCAATCCCTTCAAGAAGCTCCCTAGCTTTCCCACGCCCTCTGTGAATGCTTTCTTCACACGGTCGTCAAGGAAGATGTCCAAGGCCACGGAGGCAATAGCTCCGATTATGGCACCGGCGACGGCGCCTACGACGGTACCGACACCTGGGAATACCGCGGACCCAACAGCAGCCCCAGCCAACGCCCCACTGATGGCTCCGAAGATAACATCGGAGACGATCAGGGCCAGTCCTTGGAACTTACCCGGTACGAAAGCTTCAATCATGCTGCGAGTGAAGATCTCAGCTATCAGCAGACCTATGTTCAGCTTGGTGAACACGGCCCTCAGCATGGTCGGGATGTCCCGTATGACTAGCATCAGGCCAGCCTTCAGGCTGGAGCCGAGGATACGGAACGGGGTGGTAATCGGTGCCATCGCCAGTCGGCCGGGAGCAGTCATGCTTTTGAGGATCGTCTCGATGAGAGTGTCGGATTCTTCCTTTGCTATCTTGGAGATGACGCGCAGGCGGAGCAGGTCACCCAGAGGATCAGTGAAGTCCTTCGTAAAGAACCTAACGACTCCCTTGCCTAGACGCCCCGCGGCCGCTGCCCAGCGTCTGAGTCCACTCTCAGCTACCTCGTCGGCACTGGTACCAAACATCCGCGCCATGTCGTCAGTAAACTGACCGATAGCCCTTGCTGCTGGATTCAGTGCTCTCCCTATACGTCTGCCAAGAGCACTACCACCAGCTCCCACGAACCCCTTCACGAAGTCGGCGAAGGCCAAGGTCACAGCGTGCAGTCCAATGACCGCCAAGTGCGAAGGCTTGCCCAAGGAGAGCAGACCATCTGCCAGGTCGACAGCGAAGTTCTTCAGCTTGGCGAACTGACCGCCGAGGTTCAAGGACTTGAGCATCTGAGCAAGAGCCCGGAGCTGGTCGATAACGGGCTTGATAAGTTGGAGGAAGCGGCGGAAGGCGCCGGCAGCCAGATGGATGAAGGCAGCTAGCTTGACGAGAGCTGCCGACAGCAGCACTGCCAACTTCAGCGCTAGCAGAAGGCTGCCCACTACCAGAACTCCAATCGTCTTGCCAAACTTCTCTGTGTCAGGAACAAGGAGCTGCATGGCCGTACGCATGTTGGTAAGGAACTTGTTCCACAGCCTCTGCGCCGGCTCGGAAGCCTTTAGGCCTCGCACGAGTAGGGAGACTGTATTGAGAAGGTTAGCCAGACCATTCATGGCCGGCGCCAGCACGTTCCTTGCGAACGGCTCAGTGACATCCCTGACGAAGCCGTTGAAGGCCTCCCTGACCCTGTTCAGTGCGCCTGGCAGCGTTCTTGCATAGTCCTCAGCAGCACCCTTGTAGCGCTGAAGGAGGTTGATAACAAACTCAGCTCGCTCAGATCGGCTGGCCTCATTCAGCTTGTCCAGATTCTTGTTAAAGATCTCCGGGATGACACCCATGGTGTCACCAAGAGTCTCCAGTGATCCACGCTGACGTCCAATTGCACTGGTAAGAGTATCTGTGGCCTGTTCGAAGCTAAGGCTGAAGGTACGAGCAAAGTCGGCTACGAGGTCCCGGTTGGCAAGCAGCGGACCGAGACCCTCTCTTTGCATCTTCGTCAGACCGGATGTGGTGTCGTCCAAAGCGAAGCCGAAGCGTCGCACGAGCACCTCGGCGGCTCTGAAGAAGGCACCCACCTCCCGGGCACTCCCCAGCTGCCGCATCATCTGGAAGCGAAGCACCTGCATAGCAGCACCGGCCCCCTTGGCGCCAGCAATGAAGCCGGTCCAGAGCTTCATCACTCCGCCAAGAACAAAGGTCAGTGCGGTGAAGGCAAGCATCACCCGGACGACAGTGAAGCGCATGAAGATAAGGCCAAAGCCCGCAAACATGAGGTTACCGCGGAGAAGGGCCAGTGCTGTCATCACGCCCTGGGTTGCTGACTGGAGGAAGAGGAGAGCTTGGGCGCTAGTTCCCGTGTGCGAAGCAAAACCACGGTGGGCCATCTGTACTTCGCGCAGACGGTTCTTCTGTGCTTCCAGTAAATCACTGGTATCGGTCAGGATGGGCACCTGAGCAGCTAAGCTTGCTCGTACCCCAGCTGGCAGTCCTCTCTCCTGCGCCAGTCCCTGTGCTTGGGCTCGGAGACTCTCAACAGCCTCAGAGGAGATATCTCTACCTGACCGGGAGATCCTCTTGAAGGTGTTGTCCAGCTGAGTGAGAGGGGCAACAGCAGCCATCGCCTCCTGAGCTGTCTTGGCTAGCTCACTCCCCATGCTTTGCATTGCCGGTAGGGACCGCCTAGAGACCTCAGTGCTAACGCTGGCCAGTTTCTGGGCCATGGTGTCGAAGTTGCTGGCTATCGACTCCAGTGCCGGCGCCAGTTCTGGCTCCACGCCGGCCAAATTGCGAAGAGACAGAGAGAGCTTCTCCAGAGAGCCTTGTGTCACCGACCCGGACTGCTCGATGCGAGATAGCTGCTGGGCGATGTCCTCAGCCATCTGCGCAGATTGTGGCGCCTCTGGCATAGAGATGGATGCAGGCACCTGCTGTAGCAAGTCTCGAAGGGCCGTGACTTCCGGCCGGAGTGCGGCAAAGGCTCTGGTGCCGGCTCTGTTGAACCTCTCGACCCGGTTACCAAGGAGATCTACATCCGCAGTCACTTGCTCGATCTCGCCAGAGACGCCTGCGAATTGATCCTCAGCCAAGCGGGCTAGGTTACCAAGTCCGGATATCTGGCTAGAGGAGACTCTGCCCTCTCGATTGAAGCCCCTCAGTATCTTCTCAGCAGAGGACAGCGTGTTGACATACGGAGCTAGAGCTTGGTGGGCACTCAGGAGAGATTTTATCTGGTCTTCAAGAACCGAAACGTTACGTCGATCCTCGTCTGTGAGTTGTCTGCCCGCTGTTGCAGCCGCATCCTGCTCATCTCGCAGACGTTGCAGCTCGCCACCTAGAACTTGGATGCTGCGGGAGACAGTCCGGTACACAGCATCAAGCGTCTCCCCCGGCTGTGCGAGACTCTCTATGGACTTACGGACAGCATCAGCGTTGATCGCACGAGTATCTATCCTGAAGCCACCCAAGCCGGCACGCACTCGCTCTAGGCTCTCTATGATCGCAGGATCAGCAGGAACCTGCTTGAGGGCATCCACTATCTCTTCCAACGAGTCCCGTATCTCAACCGACTGCCGCCTCAGCTGCGGAGAGACGCGCTCGAGACCTCGTACGATATTACGGCCCAGATCTGAAGCAGCACTCGCCAGATCTGGTCTTCCTAGCTCACGCAGCGACTGCTGCACGTTGGCGACCATCGCATTGACACGCTCGGCGAGTCGTGGAGAGACCTGCCCGCCGGCAGAGATCCTGGCAAGCTCTCTCTCAAAGGTGCGTATTGGGACAAGGGACTGCTTCAGTCGCGCAGCTTCCTCAGCCACGCTGGCAGCCATATCTCGTAGAGGCTGAACGATCCCACCCGCACCCGTGAGAGTGCCACGTGTCATGCTCACAAGCCCGCGGGCCATGCGCTGGGCATTCTGCTCGACATCTGTGCTTATTCTGTCAAGCTCAGAGGCCAGACGAGCACCGAGATCTCGGACACGATCAGCTGCTTCCTTGTTACCCAGCTGTAGAAGTGACTGAACGATCTGTCCTGTCTGGGCCCTGACCTGCTCCGCTGTGCCTCGAGGGACAAGGCCCGTAGCAAAGATCCTGTTCAGGCGCCGCTGGAAGTCCTCTACAGGAACTGCAGCGGTTGCCAGCCCAGCAGTCATCTTGGAGATGTTCACAGCAGGAGCAGCAAGCTTCTGCCTGCCGGCTGACTGGAAGGCACGGTTGACGTTGAGGACCTCACGAGCCATAGCCCGGAGGTTCTCGAGACCAGAGACCTGTGCGCCTATACGAAAGTCAGGCATTGTCTACCTGCGCCTCCGCGGACGTAGCGCGGTTCTTACTGCTCGTATCGCCTCTCGCTCGCGTCTCGTACCTCGTACAGCAGGAGCAGCTATACCCTCACGAGCAACACGTCTGGCTGCTCTCCGACGGATAGCAATAGCAGCTATGGCGGCCGCACGACGCACTGCCTTGGGAACCACAAGCTCGGCTGCATGTGCCCGTTCGAACTCCTCATTGATACGCTGGTAAGCCTGGCGCCTGCGCTGGATAACAGGCTCAACACCTTGCGCCAGCTCACGCCACTCTTCATCCGGCGGGGGAGGGATGAGAGCAACCAGCTCGCGCTCCAAGACACGCTCTGCCTCTTGGATCAGCCTTTGTGCTTCAGGCGTATCGGGAGACACCTCAGAGAGGAAGTCGTGAGGGGCCACGCCATCCCGGACTATCTTTCCGTAAATACCCCTGATGTGCTTGGCCCCCTCGGGGCTCGTGAAGTCAATATTCAACTTGTTCGCAGCCCAGTAGGCAATGCGAAGGAAGGGGGGCTGGCTGCCCTTGGCATACGGCGCTGTTCCGTAGAGGATGGGATAGACATAGCTAACAGGAGCACGTATAGCTTCTGTCTCCACTCCAGCCTCGCCTGGGAAGGAGCCCACAACAAGGTCAGGAATGGTAACGCCACCCACTTGGGTAGATCCAGGCACGAGCCGGTAGTCTATAGTCTGCTGCAACTGACCGGTGAAGATGAGATCCATGTCCTCCATCTTCTGCCGAATGAGGCCAACGTAGATCTTGCCGAGAGAAGTGAGGAGGCCTTCTATCGCACTCCGAACCTCACCGGGAACAAAGTCGAGCAGGCGGGCGTAGGCTTCGACACGTCCCAGCAGATCCTCATTGAGGGTGACTGAGATAGTCGGTGCCTCGAAGTCAACTGGTACCGGTACTTGCGTACGACCGCCGGCGGCCAGACCACGACGTAGGATCTCGGAGGGCGCAGGCATGTTAGCCAGGACCTCCTACGACGCGTACAGTCGGCTTGGCTGGTTGGTAGCCCTCCTGCACCTTGGCAGACTTCTTCGAGAGTGTGTTGTAGACACCAATCTGCTTGATGAAGCCTACGGTGTTCTCTTGCAAGAACTCACGCTCCGTCCAGCCGAACTGTTCGCACATGTTGATCTTCATCATCCAAGCGGGAGCACCCTCACCACCCGACGCTAGGGCCGCGAGCGCCTGCTCCCTTTCGTAGGGGGGACGGCTTCTTCCTCCGCCCGCTTCATCGTGCTCTCCATCATGTAGTACAGAATCTCGAGTGGCAGCCGGCGCCAACCTGTGGCAGAGTCCTTCGGTGGCGCAAGTGGCTCACCCGTCTTAGGATCGGTGATGTTCCACTCTCCCGGGAAGAGACGGAGTACGAGTCTCTGCAGCTCGTCCATCATCCCCGGATCCTGTGCCTTCTCCTGCATCACGCCGATCTCGTCGAGTTCTTCGACCATCAGGGAGTTGGCGTCAAGGGCGTCGTACCAGAGATCAGGCTGTCCGAACGACTCAAGGGTGAGCCGAATCGTCTTCTCCTTGTACCAGCCACCGGTGGTCGGTCTACTGTTGCTGCTCCGTGCAGCAGCTCTTCTGGTCGGTCTGTTGCTAGGCATCTCTCATCTCCTCCTTGTGAACACGAACAACCAAGTCGCCATTACCGAGATGAATCAACGTATAGGCGCCACACTCCTCCTTGCTGACAATATTGCTCTGAACACGCTGCCCATCCAGCTCGTACACGTACAAGCCCAGAGGCACCGCATCCAGAACTGAGGAACCACCGTTACGCAAGACGTTGTCTATCACCTTCACCTTGTCAACCGCTTCTTCGTCCAGCTTCCCTGTAGGTCTTCCTGGACCCTCACGAACCGGTACTGGTGTAGGAAGCCATCCCTTGGAGATGTAATACCGGAGCCTGCGGACTGAGACCCCGGTGCGGTGGCTGACCTCCTGCAAAGTGACAAGCATCGTCATAAACTACAGTAGACGCTGGCTGGAAAAGGACGCAACTTCTGCTTCATATACATGTACATATACATGTATTGTGTACAAAGCAAAGCGATCGGCCCATTGCTGAGCCGACCGCCAGAAGGAGATGAGGTGGTTGTCTACGAGCCGATGGTGTATGCGGTGGCCAGAGCATTGCGCATGCGCATGCGGATGTTGCTCTCTACAGAGGCCTTCCACGAAGAGGACGACGTCCCGATCAGACCGCGGAAGTTGTAGGCGATCGTCATGTTGTTGCCGCTCCTGTCGATCTCGGCCGGGCTGTCTCCATAGGAGGCCTTCGGGAACTCGAAGTCAATGGAGCGGGTTGCGGCGCCGGCACCGTAGGCGAACTCCAGGATCAGTGCCTCGTTGGTCAGTGCCCTGTACAGCTCCAAGTTGGCAAGGACGTCGAAGGAGGCTGTGAACCGACCCGTGACTGCGATAAGGCCCGGGATGAGCTTCACCGGGAACTTGTTGTTGTTGGCGACGTAGAGTAGCTCCGCATCGCGGGCGATGGCGATCTCACCCTCGATCAGCCTGCCAGTGGCACCGGTGCCGAGGCCGGAGCTGGTGGCCACATTGGCGTGCCAACCGCGCAGAGGCTCGTCAGTGCTATCGGAGACGGCAGCCTGGGCAGTTGTGGTCACCATACCCTTGCCGAGGATGTTCGCCTCATAGGTGAGAAGGCCGGTAGATGAGTTGAAGCGGAAGGTCAGACCGGTTGCAACACAGCCTTGGTGGGTGTACGACTCGCCGCCAGCCAGCGCGTCGTCCAGAAGCTGGATCTGGAAGGAGCGGCCGCCGGCATCTGCCATGGACTGGATGTCGAATACGTGAGCGTACGGTGCAGCAGTGCCAACAGTGTCAGCACCAATAATGCTGCGAATGAGGTGGCCGATCTCGTCCGGGTAGGCGGGACCTCCGATCGAGAAGTCGGTCCTGTGAACACCCTCCAGTTGCCGGAAGCCAATGGCAGCTAGGCCGCGCCTGGCATCATCGAACAGCGTTTCGACCGTATCGACACCGGAGGTCGGATCGATCGGAAGCATCGCCCATGTCGGGGATGCTGGGAGCGACCCCCACGTTGCAGTTTCCGGGGTGATGAAGGCCTTAAAGCCTGCAGAAGTGGACATTGCTTGCTCCTCCTATTCAGTTACGGGAAGGCAGAGTACCGGAGAGTAAAAACACCTTCCTGAATCAGATTAAGGTTCAGGTGGCAATGGCGGCAACTTTAGACCCCAGTCTTGATCTCCACAGTACGTCTCTCCCTGAAGTCCATACGTATCTCGCACGAGTGGCAGGCATACGGCCCCAGTGTCGCGTGCAGTATCGAAGTCACCTGTGGAGCACTGACTTCCACGATATCTGTCCTCGCTTCGGTAAGCTGTATCTCTGTCAGACCTTCAAGCTCTACAATCACCTCGTCGATGAGACTCTGGAAAGTGTCCCACGTACCTTCGCCCATACCTAAGTAACCACGAACTACCATGTGGCTAACAACAAACCTCTGTTGCGGTGGTAGCTGCCCTCTCTCAATCGAGACCGACGTCCTACCCAGCTGCCACACGTTAACCGAGGCCTGCTGTTCAAGGACGTCGTCCTCCTCGCTGGGCTCGACTGCTAGCTCTGCCATCTCGAGCAGAGTACGTGCATCCTCCTCCCCGATGTAGACCTTACCTACCCCGTCTACCTGCTCCAAGAGAGAAGCGACCGCGGCCGCAGCAGCCATCCATTGGGGCATCGCATGGGCCATTGGCTACCTACCCAAGAACCGGCTCGTGCCTTGGCCATGAGTGAGTGGCGGCCTACCCCAGCTCATTGTGTTAGGGATCTCGCCGGCTACTGAAGCTGCGGGCTGCCTAGAGTCTGCTGGCACCCCAAGAAGGTCGTAGAACATGGAGAGGTGCTGCTCGGCCACTCGGAGGTACTCGTTTGTCTGAGACCGAAAGCCTACAGGATCGTCTCTGATCGCAGAAGGAGTCAACTTCGCGGCCTCTGCCGCCATGCGCATAGCAAACCTGTGCGTAGCGAGATGGCCCAAAGCCTCCTTGTCACTATCAGCAATAGTTGTACCTGTAGCTTCTGTACCGAGAATGTGTAGGCGTGTGTAGGTGATCCTGGCAGTCTTCCCAGAGGCTGGAGTGGTTGATTGGAACCGAATGACCGTGCCACCCGTGTCGTCGTAGGCAGTGACCTCGAGCATATCCAAGAAGGTGGGAATACGGTCACCCTGCGGATACTCGACACTCACTACAGCGCTGAAGCCATCTTGCCAGTCCGAGGGAACAGCAAAGTCATAAGCGGCACCATCACCCGCCTCGTCAAAGAACGCAGTGTCTGGCTTGATCAGACTGTAGAATGCGACAGCATCCTGGATCAGGGCCTCAAGGTCTGGATCCTCCACCCCTCCCATACGCGAGGGGATGCCATGGCTACCAAAGTGCGCCAGAACAAGCTCTTGGATTGAGGCAAGATCAAAAGACATCGTCTAGGTTTTGCCTTCGTAGACCCCGTTGATAACGATGCTAGGGGTGGCACCGGCAGGAGTGATCGAGACTCTGATGCGGCTTCCCAAGTTGTCTATGGTAACCATCTGCTTTTGGTTCTGGCCATCGCCGAGGGGACCGCCAGTAGTGGTAAAGGCAGACATTGAAATATCGCCGCGGTCAAACCACTGACCGGTCTTCGGGTCCTGCTGCTGAATCTTTGGTGTCCACGTACCAGCAGAAACGTCGGCGTCGAGAAAGACACGGCCCTCGATGTGACTGCCGACTGGAATGGTGGCACTATCCGTAGTTTGGGTCAGCGTGACCCCATCCCAGAACTTCCTGGCGGACGTGACGTGTAGGGCCATGTCTCTACCTCCTACCTAGAGATTAAGGTCTAGCTGCCAGAGGACACAAAATCCAAGAGGGGAGACTGCCCCGCAACAGCCTCCCCCCTCGTACACCCCCCTAGAAGGACTACTAGAGGCTAGAGAATGTGGCTCCGACCAACCCCCTGTGGTCAATTGGGTTCGCGCCCCAGAAGTGGCGGACCTTGTACGTGATGCGGTCGTTGGTGAACATCGCCCCGACCAGCTCCGTGCTCTGGTCCTGTGCGAAGATCTCGGGCTCCTCGCGGCCGTTCAGGAAGCCGACCTCGATCATCGGGATCTCGGTAGGACCTGCGGCCAGAACCCAGATGTTCTTCGGTGCTTGGGTGTCACCACCAGCGTTACCACGATCGGCTGCTGTCTCCCAGTACGGGATGATGAGCAGCTCGAACATGCCACGGTGGATGTTCACCTCATGGCTTCCTGCGCCCACCTTCGTCTCGGAATTGAGCAGCGCGAGCCCCATGGCCCTGTTCGTCGGAGCGACGACCAGAGTCTTCGGAGAGCTCATGATGAAGCTGTGTGCGACAGCTCCAGAGTACGGCGCCGAAGCGCTGACCGCTGCCTGCTGGATCTGGAAGCGCATGAAGGCATCGGACAGGTTGGCATCGTTAAGGGCCACGATCGCGGACAGGATGCTGTGCGTGTCGGTCACGATGTTGCCCGGGGAGCGAGCAGCTGCCACATCGAACAGCCTGTCAGCGCCACCGCTGGTCAGGTAGGTGGACTCGGCAGGGTTGTCGATGAGGAAGTCGAACACCGTGATGTAGATGGTACCGGCAGCCGCACGACCCAGCTTCTGGGGAAGCGCACGGAACTTGCCGATGTCATCGTTGATGATCATCTCCAGGGTCAGGCTGGCCTGGCCGTGTGCCTTGACCGGCTGGTAGATGGCCTCCTCTTCCGGCAGCGCTGCACCGGTGAGGTCGGCGTAGGTGATGTCTTGGTTGGACGCACCCACACCACTCTCACGCTTCAGCAGGTAGAACTCGCCGAGGCGCTCCCTCTTCTGCTCACGCAGGTCGGAGGTAGGCGCCACAGTTGCGATCTTGCGCCAGTCCTGGAGCATCGGGTAGCGGTACTCTATGAGAGCCCGGCGCGTGATGCTATCGCCGAGGATCTTGCCGAAGTCGGAGGTCTTCATCGCCGTGGCCTCTACGACCCGATCCAAGCCGCGGTTGGACACGCCGGAGTCGTAGCGCCCAGCGGACTCGAGGACTTCGTATCCGGTCAGGTCGAAGACGTGCGATCCAGTGATGACGCAGAAGGCTTCCTTCAGCGAGCGGAAGGCCTTGACGCCATCGACGTCCTCGCCCGCCAGAAGCCCGTCCATGGCCTTGACGTAGCGATCCTGTGGGGCGTCTGCCGCAGCAGCCCACGGAACTGTGGAAGGTGGCTGGGCCACCATCACGGCCGCCAGAGCAGCCTGCTGTGCGGTCACCTCTTCCTCGAGAGCGACTCGCTCGAAGATCTTGCCAGCCCAGCGGGCACGGATCATGTTCGCGATCGGCTCTGGGAGGCGACTCGCAGACAGGATCTCGTCCAGAGCGCGTGCGGACTGCTCGACAGCCCGCTCCTCTTGGATAGTTCGGAGAGACTCAGTGAGTTGCTGGATGCTCTCCGCAGAGGCAGCCTCAACTGCTGGTGCCTGATCAGCAGCCGGTGCCGGACTTGGGTCCGGTGGCGCCGGTGCCGGGTCGGGAGCAT